CTAGCATTTAAGTTGCTTAGTTCAATCTCTACTGGAGAATCATTTAGATCACTGACAATTGCTTCATTAATTACGTTTTCAATGGCACTGTCACACTCTGGGTGCAGTGCCATCTCTCTATATCTTTTGATTAAATCAAACTCATTTCTATAGACACCTTCAATATCTACATATTGCCCATAAAATCCACTAGTTAGATAATAGTCAGCCCCATCCTCGTTGTTATCGGGGACGGGGGATATGGCGGACTTTGGCAATTGATTGTCATCTTCAATTGAAAATCCAAAAAGTTTTGCCATCGTATAAATTTGAACTGTCTAAGTATTTAGATTACTTGTGAAGAAGCAGTATTAGAATCATCATATGCTTCCCACCATTGAACCTGAAGATCTACTGTGAATTCTTCAACTTCATTCTCATTGTTGTATGAGAGATCAATTTGGGAAACATTAGTTGGGAACACTCCATGAATAGTGTACCTTCTCAGTACATCAATTGCTCCACCCTGAGATCCTCTATTATTTAATCCTGTATACTGACCTCTAGAGAGTTGGGCTACAGTTACATCAGTCTGATATTCAGAAGGATCAATGGTTCCAGAACCATCAGATACCTTAACAATGTAGTTCATCCATCTCTCAAAAACATTTCTCCATTTGAAATCAGTGTCATTGATGACAGTGATGGTCCAAACATCAAATGTTCTTTCTCCAGCAACCTTAAGGGTCCTGCCCCTAAATGGGACAGGAACTTCAGTGATTGTTGATGCAGGCAGACCTGCTGCCTTAATCATCATGTTGTCATCAGTTGAAACAGAGTCTCCCCATGGGAAGGTGAAGTTGCCTCCCAGTTCACTACCAAAAGAAACCTCAAATAGGTTACTTCTGGCACCGCCTCCCTTCATTTGGGATTTGAATTTATCAATTGTTCTTTCGCTAAAATTGATAGCCATTGGTTTTTACTCCTATTTAGATTAAACTGTGCCTACAACTGTCTCAAAGGAGACCCCAGTTCTGGTTGCTACAAAGGTGAGACCAATGTAGTTGATGCTCCTTGCTGGTTTGACAAAGATATCAGCAACAAACTCATTTCTATCAATTACATCTGGAGTATTGTTTGATTCATCACAAACAAGGAGGAAGTCAGTAATTCCTCTCTTGACTTGAACATCTCTCAAGTATGGCTCAACAATGTTGATGAAGTTTGCTCTGGTTGCTGCATCATTGAATTCAAAGAGTTGTGCATCAGCAGCACCCTTGATTGCCTGCTCAATTGTAATGAACAGTCTTCTAACATTGATTCTATCAAATGCAGACTGATATCCAAGTGCAGTCTTATCACCAAAGAGAATGATTCCAGATCCAGGTGATGAAATAACTGGGTTGACTCTCTGTGAGTAGAGTTGGTCTCTATCTGCCTGAGCAGGATTGTATGCAAGTTTAATTGCAAACTTGAGGCTTCCTCTTGTTTTACCTGCTGGTGAATACCATGGGAATTGATTAATGTCAGTTCTTACACACAGACCAGCAATATCTGCTGAACATGGCATGTAAACAAACTGTTGATTAAATCTGTCATAGATGTATTGGTATCCACTGTCAAACACTGCATAAGATGAAGATGACAATGAACTGAAGAATGACAGGGTATTTGTTAGTTGTGTAGCAGAAGATGCTACATTTACAACCCCTGCTCTATATGGGGAGATGAATGCAACACAATCCTTTCTTCCTTCAGCAACTGCAATTAGTTTATTTGCCTTTGCTTGCTCAACTTCTTTTGATCCAGAAGCACTTCCTTGAATCAGGTAGTTGATTGTAACTTCTGTGTCATTAGAGAATTTGTCAATTCCTGCAATAAAGTCAGACAGTTCAACTGAAAATCCACCAATTCCACCATTATAATCTTTACCACCAACAAGATCAAAGGAGTGATTTCCAATAGAATTGAATGTAGTATCTTCTGCTGCCTGATTCCAAATCCCAGACCCCTCTGTCAATAGAGTGTATGCAGAACTAAATCCAACAGCAACAGGATCTACACCATGATATGCATCAGTTGAATCACCAAGTGATTTTCCTGCATAAATGTATGCAGAATTTAATGCAAGATAATCTTTATAGAATACCTTGGTTGATGGTGATACTGTTGTGTCAGTTGCCTTAGACAAGTTGACAAACTTCTCAAGGATTGTTTGTGGTGTTCCTGAGATATTATTTGACTTCTTACTATCAACTACAACAATGTGAAGTGCATCATTTGAACCACCCCTATCTGAAACATATCCATTAGTGGTTGGTTTTGGTGCAATGCTTCTCCAAGAGACAGTTGCAACATCTCCTCTTGCAGTATCAAGAATATTTTGTGCATTATACCAATCTGCTGCTCCACTTGGAGTTACAGATGCAGTAGAAACTCCTGCATTTGTTAAGACATCAACAGAAGCAGATGCTCTAAGAGCATATACTCCATTCTCTGTGTACTCTTGAGCAGTCTCTGTTCCACCAACTACCTTTGAGGTTAGTCTTACATAGAATTCAGATGATCCAACACCAGTGATTACACCCTTGAGATAACCTTCTGCTACTGCTGTTGTTCCAACTCCAGCAATAATTCCAGATAATGCCTGAGTTACTCCATATCCAACTGCAACATTAGTTGTGTTGACTCCAGAGATAATCTGGTCTGCAAAATGGTCAATTACACAGACCTTTAGACCTTCTGCCCAATATCCAGGGTTCTTTGAAGCCCAGTACCAAGTAGTAGCAGTTGAATGATCTGCCTGATAGTCATCAAAGTTCTCAATGGTTACTGATGTTGATGCAACACCAACAGCAACAGATGCATTGCTTAACTGTGATCCAGTGCATCTTACAACTTGAAGACTTCCACCATAGGAAAGGAAGTTTGATGCAGAATACCAATACTCATAATGGTAATCATTAGATGATGGTGTTCCAAAAGTTCTTTTTAATTCATCTTCAGTCCTGATGGTTACAGGCTGATTTACAGGACCTTTTGCAAAAGGAGCGGCAATTCCTGCTGCCAGGGCAGTGGTATTTTGAATACCACCTCTAGTCAGATCTACCTCTCTTACATTGATACCTGGAGATGCTAAGCGTAACGCCATTTTGACTCCTCTAGATGCTCATTTGCTCTAAATTTATTTATTATTTTTCAAGGTTCAGTAGGGGAAACAATGCATGAACACACTACCAGTCAGGATATTCCCATTTATCAAGAACTCTTGACACCATTCTACTAGCAACAACTCTCTTTATGGTGCACTCTTTACACTCATAAGAATATGCAGATCTAGTGTATGCTTTTCCTTTTCTTATCAAATAAAATCCATCTATAAGATCTTTAGTTTCTTTACACACCCTACACTTTCTTTCTGTTAAGAACAGGTGATTTAGTTGAAACTGATCTTCAATATCCATTATTGATATTCCCACATGTATGCTCTGTCACCATATTCATCCAAATGCCACACATCTCCATCAGCATCAACTTCACCAGTAAGTGATTCTGTTCCATCTAGTATGAATCCAAATGGTGCCATGTCTTGTTCAATTTGATTCTTTTGCTCGTCATATATTCTTTTACGAACATCCTGATCAGTGAGTTCCTTAAAGTAATCCTGTGCTACCAACCATGCATAAATGACAAGACACATTGCAAGGTCATCATTACAACCTTCTTCTGCCTCAAATGAATTATGCTTTTGAATAAAAGTAGTTAGTTCACTGATGACTTCATAATCATTGAAGATTAGTTTGTCTTCTTCAATCATAGTCTTTAGATTAAGACATCCAACCTTTTTAACAGTCTTAGACATCTTAAGTCCTAATTGAGTTTTCTTTCCAGAGAATCCCTGACCAACAATTTGACCTGCCCTCCCCCTCATGGAGCACATGAGTAAGTTCTGATACTCTAGATCATATTGTATAATTGCTGCTACTTGATCTCCAACATCATTTACTTCACATAAGATATATGCATTATTATATGCCTTTGCCACATCTACAATGACACTGGGAAATAGCATAGGTTTAATTTCATTGTTCCTATACTTTCCAACTATCTTATGTGGGAATGTAGTTATATCAAATATTACAAATGCTGAGTAATCTCCACCAACCCCTCTAGCAACGTCAACTGTAAGTACATAATCCCTATCTTCTTGAGGAGATTCATATACATCCAATCCTTTGTTTCTTTGAATTGGATCATCATAAACTAGAGTTTTTAGTTTACTTGGATTGATTAGAGTATCAACAGATCCTAAGAACTCACACTCAAACTCAACCTTAAACTGCTGTTCTGAGGTGTTTGCAATAGTCTGCTCTTTCCACTTAGAATCTCTTCCAGGAACTTCTGACCAGTGGACATCAGTTGGGACATATTCATTCTTACTTCTTTCTGCATCATGCCACATCCTATAGAAGTGGTTCATTCCATGTGGGGTGGAAACTATGATGACTTTCGTTTTTGTACCAGAAGAAATAGTAGGATAAACAGAGGCAAAGAATTGGTCTGCAATATGGTTCGGAATGAAGGCGAACTCATCAAGGAATATGATATTATAGGAGCCACCTCTGACAGCAGATGCAGATGTAGAAGCAGCCAGTATCTTTGATCCATTCTCCAACTCCATAGAACCTTTATTCCATGCTAGGATACCCTGCTGTAACCATTTTGGTAGGTTTTCATACGCAGTTTGTAATCTTGAGAGAAGATCTCTAGCAGTAGAAGCTTTGTTTGCTAGAATAGCAATATTGACATTATCATTAAAGATAGCATAATGTAAAAGATAAGATACAACAGTTGTAGACTTGCCTGTCTGTCTAGGCATCTTACAAATATTGAATCTATTATTGTGGAAGTTTCTAATTAACTTCTCTTGAAAATCATAAGGTTTAAACAATTGCAAACCATGGTCCAAGGTAACAATTTGGACATAGTTGTTTGCAAAATAAACTGGGTCTTGCTTACACTTAACAAATTCTAAGATCTGCTCTTGAGTAAATTCAATAGCAGTATTAGCTTTCTTTAGTAGGGGATTACCAAGATATACATTATCAGACATAAAAAATTACCTTTGTTCAATCCAGTTAAGTACCGCAAGTGCTGCTTTGTTGGTGTTGGGAGAAGCACAGGCAAGAGTATAAGTATCACTGATTGTACCAATACCAGATCTTCCAATCTGCAGTGCTGCTTTATCATCAACATCAACCAAAGAGGCACCACCAGCAATCGTAAATCCTGAGAGAAGTGCTTGGCCTCCAGTGAGTGCAGTTGCTGTAGTATCATATTGCATAAAGGAGTTTGGATCTGGATGATCTGTCCAACTCGCACCAGTCAAAGTTGAGTTCTGGTAAAGTCTCCAATATACATTCGTGTTATCGTTCGTTACTGCCTGTAGAGACCTCAGTAACATAACTGCCTGAAGTGCAGATGACTTAAGACGCAAACTGATGATTGGATAGAAAGTGTTTGCGAGAGGCATCGTTGTTCCAGTGATAGCATTTGAGACACTCAACAAAGTACCAAGTTTTTCTGGCTCACCTTCTTGGATCAGAGAGTTAGAACCCTGATAAAGATAATGAGTTCCAGCAACACCAGTTACATTCTCAATCTCACAACGAATTGGGAGGAATGGA